TTACCCAGCTTTCTTATGGGGCATACATGGGACACTTTCAGATAGTCTTTTGTTAAGGAGTTCTATCTGTTCGTGATTGTTGTCTTTCATCCATGCTCCGTAAACATTGAATACCATTTGTGCGTTTGTGTGGCCCATCTGGCTTGCGATAAAACTAGGATTAGCTCCTGCGGCAAGTGACCAGCATGCATAAGTATGCCTGGATTGGTACGATTTTCTGTGTCTCAGACCTGCGCGTTTTAAGATACTTGTCCATGACTCCCTGATGGAGTCAACCTTGTAGTGAGGTCCGGACAACTGCTGCTGTTTTGTTACCTGAGGACTAAAAACAAAAGTGCATTTATGCACAGCAGTTCTCCCATATTCCCTCTGCTTCACCTCTACAGAATGTTGCTTTCCAAGCATGGTCATTTCCGCCTGGCTTTTAAGAGCATCAATAGCTGGTTGAACCAGATGAATTGTCCTTCCGGTGCCTGCATCGGTTTTTGGTGGAGTGAATTCGCCAAGTTTTGTATAATTCCTACGGATGGTTATAGTCCTTGCTTTAAGGTCTATATCTTCCCATGCCAGCGATACCAGCTCCCCGTGACGAATACCCGTGTATACAGCGAGAATCCACAGGTTTTTTGTTTGTTGATGACGGCAAGCCTCAATAAAACGAATAAATTCGTCACGGGTGAGAGGATCTGGTTTTACCTTGGACTTTTTTAAGGGTGCCAGACCGTTAAATGGGTTTCCTGAGGTATAACCATTATCTGTTGCAAATTGAAACATTCCAGCTATGGTTGTCATATAGTAGTTTACCGTGACCACTGAGCGCCCTTTTATGGAAGAAGTCTTTCCATTAGAAAGCTTTTGGTAACCGGTCAACAAATCTCTCCTTGCGAAAAGTAAATCCTCTTTTGTTATGGATGAAACTAGTTTTTTTTCTCCCAACATAGGCAACATGTTTTTAATTACTGACTGGTAACGATTAAGTGCATTCGCACAAATCTCTATTTTCTTCAGTTCAAGCCATTTTTCCGAAAGTGCCTTAACGGTTATCTCTCTTTTTCCCAGACCAAAGTGTTTCAGGTTAGGGGAATTAGGGAACTGCGCGGCGTAGTCGAAACTCCCCATTCTGATTGCAAAACAAACGGAAGTGCGAAGTTCACCTGCGATCTTCCGGTTTTTGGCGGTGTCAGGAACACCGAGGTTTTCTCTGACACGTTTGCCATTATAGTGAAACCATATACGGAGTGATCCGCCATGGTTTTCAACGCCTGTCGGGTATGATGCGTTACTCATTAAACCTCCCAGACGTCCAGGAGCATTAACAGGTTAACCGGAACTTGCATTTTTGGCACCTGGTTGTTTCTGGTTTTCGATCCATCGCATAATCTCTTCGATGTTGTACAGGCATTCACTGTAGTGCCCCGGATCACCTTCTACAGAGTAATGGCGGTATTCTTTTCCCTGTATCCATGACTTTCTTCTGGCCCGCTCGATGGTGCCGGGCTTTAGCCCTGTTGATGCAATAAGGACTCTCTCCGTACACCATTTGCTGGGGGTTATCTGATAGATGATTGTCTGCATGCCAACCTCATAAAACTTTCATCCACGGCAGTGGCACCACATTTCAAACATTCGCTTCACAACTTCACGACAGTAGAAACCGTCAACATCTCGCGTCAGATCATAGCGATTGCCGTAACGCTGGCGTATCCATCGTTCAAATGCTTTATTCATTGTTTACTTCCTTTTCATGGCCCGTAATTTTTTCAGATGAGCTTCCTGCTCTGTTTCTGCCAGAATTTGTCGGTATTCCTGGTGATCAATCCGTTCAAACGTTCATTGAAATCGTTTATTTTTACTGACTGTGTTCGCCCATCCATTCTTCTGTACAACACTGTGTTGTTTATGCAGCGAACAATTTTTATCGGGTAGCCAGCACTATCGGTGTATATCTGCCCGCGTTGAATCAAAGCGAACATGTGGTTATCCCCATCGACAAATCGAGAACACAACAAACGCTGCTGCGAATACCACCCCCAGAGTTACGATTGCATCAGGCCAGCTCATTGATTCACCTCCTGCTGCGGTGCTGCTGGCATTTCACGCCAGTGCGTAACTGAGTGCGGATCCGGATATTCGGTGCCATCATCCCAGCGATTGCCATTCCACATTGCAGACCACATCTCACCGTCTTCATACATGACCATTACCGGAATTAACTTATCCGGCATTCGCTCACTACAGCTTATCCAACTATCCGGAGTTACCGGATAGTTGCCCGATAGTGCATTCTGCTCCAGTGATGCTTTTACAAACCACGCTGCCTGAACTATAACGCCATGAATCCAGCGCAAATCAGCATCGCGATCTTTCTTTTTCATCTTTTCGCCACTTAAGGCCTTGCTTATGTGGCTGCGTGCCAGGTCTTCATGTAATTCCTTCGCATCCTCAATGGTGAAACCACCAGGCAGAAGAGCCGGAGTTACCGGAGAGCTGGTTGACGCTTCCGGGATTTTCCGAAAATTATTGGTTGACGAATCTTTATTTTCCCGAAAGTTTCCGGACTGAAGCATGGCTTCGCGGCAATCGTTCCAGCCTGTAGCGTATGCAGCCGCTTTGCTGCTGCCTTCAACTGGCGCATCCTGCCAATACATTTCTTCCGGCACTATCGGCGCTGGAGGGGCGGCAAATAGATATCCGCCAAAGTCAGGAAGCTCTCCAATGGCCTGTACGAACTTTTGTTTGCCTACGTCAACTCCTAATGGGTAATGAGCTATAATCTTTGCCACCGGCTCTGCTTCCAGCGATACCAGTGCAATTCGCGCCAGTTCTTCCGCTTCTTCTGCTGGCAGTACAACGTTGCTATCAGGTCCGTATGTTTCGCGCCACTGCTTGATTGTCAGCAGTCGCTCTTTGGTAATAGTGATCATGCCGCGTTTCCTTCTTTCTTATTAACAATTACACCGTCATATATTTCATTAAGGTGCCCTCTCAACTCCATGCGCCTTAATGCAGATAACATGTAATCGCATTCAACCTGCTTATTTCCAGTAAATGGCTTATCGTCAGGATTACCCCAACAGCAATTACCCTTGGGCCACCCATGTACTTTCCGTACTCTTCCGTTAACAACGTGAAGTAATCCCCAGCCAGGTGGTAAATCCTCAATTGAAATAATTCCCGGCTCACTAATAAAGAATCGCCAGTCGCCCATGCCAAGTGAGGGATTTTTACGGAAACGCTTTTTTCTATCTGCCAACAAGTCAGCACGAGAACACTTCGCCTCTATCAGGCATGATGCTGAATTTCTGAATCCCATAGCATCTGGCTGTTCTCCGGTACTGGTTACAGCAACAAAGCGGTCATGAAAGCAAACCTTGAACCCGTTGCGCTTAAGGAACTTGTACGCAATCTGACAGAGTTCGTGGTGTGTTAACGCCATATCACTCTCCTTTGATGCGAATGTCAGCGACGCGTAATGCGTGTTCTAGGTCAATCAGGTAAAGCCAACTGCCATTTTCTTTAGGTATCATGACTTGTCGCTCATCTGCATTTATCGGGTGTCCATATCGAAGGTCGTAGCGAGTCGGTAATTGAACTTCCCGCGCTTCCAGTTCAGCAATACGCTTGCACCCATCAGAGATAACTCCCTCGTAATACTCGCGCTGCTCGTTGAGTTTTGATTTTGTCTCCTCAAGCTCAACGCGCAGCTTCCCTACCGTTAGCGCAATATCCTCGTTCTCCTGGTCGCGGCGTTTGATGTATTGCTGGTTTCTTTCCTGTTCATCCAGCAGTGCCAGCACGGTAGCCGGGTTAGCCTCTGCTATGAATTCAGCGTTTGCATAAGCCTGAGCATCTGATTCAATCAGGCAGTTAACATGACATTCCGCAATCACGCCACCGGGTTCTCCTTTCCATTTTTGACAAACAAAAACTCCTGTTAAATTGCCGTGTTGGTTAACAGATGTATGCCCTACGATGTAGCTTCCTTTAGTTGCTTTCTCTGCCTTTTCACGCAGTACCTGATAGTTAATGTTGCTCACTGGTTGCCTCCTTTACGGATCTGCGCTGCGATGCACGAAAAAAAAGACTTTCGCGTATGACTGTTAAGAGCTGGCGCGAACGCCGCGTTAAGAACGGCGGCATCACAGCCGTCATCGATATAGAGCGCAATTTTTTTCTCCAGGCGTGCTTTGGCTTCCTGCAACTGCATACCCCGGCACGCACGCGGGATATACTCAGCAATTTGAGCGATAGATTTTTCGTTCTGTTTAAACATGCTTCACCTCGATAGGCTTGATGGTATCGATCAGCAGTCGGCGGCGAGTATTTTCTGCAAAGTGGCGGCGTCCGGTTTCTTTGTGGTAAAACTCGTTTTTTCCGACGACCCACATCCGCTTTGTCTGGTGCAGTTTTTTTACCTGCGGACCGTCTCGGGTGATAACAATTCCTGTATGAGTTTTTATCACGCTCATTTTTTATTCTTCGGTGCTTTCGGCATTACTGCCCAGTGAGTGATATTGACGTTTTCAAGGTCCCCGACCTGAAATGTCCACTGCCATTCTCCGGTTTCTTTTTGTCCCCAGGTGTACCAGAGAGAACGCCAGCCAATTAGCCAGCCTTCTCCGTTAGCATCAAATAACAGAACACTTTCATTTGCTGGCGGCAGTTCAGCTGACACTGGTATTATTTTGTTTTCCAGTGCCGCACATTTAGCTTCAAGCGCATCGAATTTACGTACCAGGTACTCAGCATTTGTTTCATTCACTTTCAGATCTCGGGGTACACATTTCCCGCGAAGAAACCCTTCCATTTCGAAAACATTCATGCGCATTTGCGTAACTCCGATAACTCGTTAAAACGTTCCATAAACATCCCATAGGCATGGCCTGGCGACAGTGGAATAACTTTGAACATCTCTGTTGCCGGGATACCTTCCAGTACAGGCCAGAAAGAGCCATCATCAAGCCCGAGATCGCGGCGTTCGGTTGCCAGCATAATGAGATCGGCATATTTCACTGGCGTGCTCATAACAGGAGGTAACCCGTATTTCTCACGGATTACGGCGTCTATTTTTTCTTCCATCCGTTTATAGTCAGGAAGAAGGCGTTTCAGTGGAGCTGGGATGTCCTGGCAATACGCTTCTGTTGCATCATGCATTAACGCTTCAAAAGCAAATTCCTGCGGCACCAGCTGGCTGCAAAGCACCGCATGCTGGGCGACGCTGTAGAAGTGTGAAAGATGTCCTGCAAAGCGACAGATATTTGAAAGGGAAACCGCGATATCGCTAATCACGATGTCGTCTTTATTTATCCTGTCATAATAAAAATGCTTCCCGGAAAAAGTTTTAATAAATGACATTTTGTTCTCCACGTATATGTGCTGCACCACGCTGAATTCTGGTAAAAGGAAGACCTCACCATCCGGTGATTATTGAGTTAATTACGTTTCCATAAATGCCCCCGCAGGGGCATTTGCAGTAATGAAATCAGGCGGTGAAAGTACCAATAAAGGTTTCTACTTTGCTGTCTTTGAATTTCTCAACAAGCAGATCACGAAATTCGTTAGCCATATCTTCCTGCACCGCTTCCAGCTGAATAATGCGCAGAACCAGTACAGGACGATCGCCAGTGATAATGCTGAGGCGTAATTTAAACGGACGTTCTTTCAGACCTTCAAACGGAACGCATTTAAATTCAAATGCCACAGGCATAATGTCTTTGGTCTTCGCTTCGACAGACTCCATCAGGGAGCGTTTGCCGCTGAAGTCATTATCTTCAAAATCAGCGGTCTGGTTTGCTTCAATCGTGATTTTACGGACAGCCGCAGCCGCTTTTGTTGCCTGAATGGCGTCACCATTAGCATCAAAGCCCACAAGGTAGTCGGCCCAGTCTTCAATCCATTCTGCCAGTGACTTCTGGGAGTTACGCTCGCCATTAACAGACAACAGAGCAGAAAACGGTGCTGTCTTTTTTAGTTTGAGAGTGGCGGTGTTATCTGCGTGACCTGGTTCATCAATAGTACCCAGGTTAAGCACACTGACGGCACGCATATTATCGGCATCGATAAAGCAGCGGGTGCCTTCATCTGCAAGATCTTTAGAATAACGGGTAAAGTCATCGATGCTGGCAGTGGAAAGCGCACCACGGAAACGGAAGCGATTTAAATTAAATTTTTCCAGATC